CTCCAGATGGGATGTGGTGTGTACTTCCATGCGGTAAAAAGTGGATGATAATTCACAACGGGAAGCAACTGGAGTTAGCAACATCATTCGATATTGCTATGCGTAAGTTAGATAAAATGAAAAAGTCGCAGTCTAAACCGCAGAGACGACCTAGGACACCTGCCAAACCAAAATCAACAAAAAAACAAAATAAACATTTACTGCACCCCAGTGGTGGCAAGGGATCTGAGAGAGTCAAAACCACGGTGAGACAGACTACCAGGAACACGCCTAAATCTAAGGGAGTGACAATCACTAAACCGTCCCGATCCACGGGGAACCCGTTGCTCGATGCCCTACAATAATTTCAGTCGCAAATGAGTGTACCTGACAAACTAATTCAACTTGGATTTGCTTACAATGCAGTAGGCAATCTTGCTGGTCGGAAACAACTCCGACAGAATCCTGTACCAGACAAAACATTCTTCAAACGTGTAGATGATACATCGTTGGAGATGTATGCTCGTGGTTCTGATGACACACAATGGGAACATGTTGTTCTCAATGTAGACACCCAACAAGTTGTGGTGTCAGAAATCGTAAACTACCAAACTATTCTCGATCTTTGATGACTACCAAAACCAAACGAGTTTGTGTCACTCCCCTGTCTCGTAAAGCAAAGAATCGCTTTGCTAATGAGATGGATTTGTTTCACACTTGTGTTGTAGAAACTGTTCGTGAACATGAGGGTCAACAATGGTTGTACCTTCAGTCACTCAATAAGTCCTACTATTTTTGGGTTCCTGCTAAAGGTAACACTGATTGGAAAGTGGAGCGATGATCGATGGATTTCCTCACGAACCACCAACAGACGATCATTTCTACGAGGAGGTTTGCTTTAAACGTAATGTTATTGCAATCCACCTTGTATATCGTCCTGGGTATTTGTTCAATGATCATAATCCCCATCGTACTATCTGGGGATTCTATGACACCAAAAAACAACAGTTCCATGCTCCTATCAACTCCAAAAAAGTTGGTAAGGTAGTAGACATCAGGGACACAACTCCATTCACTGCAATGCAGTTGAATCTTGATCATCTTAATCCACTTGAATTGGCATTTGTCCTATGAGTAAAAAGATCGAAGATCTTGAAGAAAGAGTTGAAGAACTCTATGACATGGTTTACATGTTGATGGAGTATGTTGACTTCTATGATGATTATATAAAGATCACACCTGACACATTTAAGACACCTAAACCGCCAAAGATTAAGTTGACATCTCGTCGATAATTTACTAAAATCTTATCAAACTTTACATAGGAAAATGGCATCCAAGTTTCTCTATACTGTTGATCACTTCATCCCATTTCCTCGTTCTGAGTATGGCGGAATGTGGGTTGTTGTTGCCGAAAATGATGATGAATGTTTTGACTTGATTGTTGCTGAGGATGATGGATTGAACGACGACTATTACAATCGTCTGCGAGAGAATATCATCAAGGCACCAACATATGCCCTCGCAGAAGATCTTGAGTCCTGTATTGTGGAGCAGTTTACTACCTGATGGAATTATCTCATTCACAAAAGAATCTAATTTATGATGCAGTTCGTTACTACCAGATCAACAAAACTGTGGTCAGTAGTGATCTCTACAAAGAGTGTGAATCGGTGCTAAATATGTTCTATGAAGCACATATGTTTCCTCCTGCATATAACACCCAGGGGGAAGATCCTATCCCACTCGATCAGGTAGAGTTTGACTAATGGAAGAACCAAATTTTATAGATCACGAACAAAAAGAGAGACTGAGAGAACAAAAACAGAAGGCAGTTAATGTTCTTATGTCTGAAATGATTGACAACCCTACTGTAAATCAGGATGCCAACATTCGCAAACTTCTAGATTACCTAGACACGTTGCAATCGGAGTGAGTTGTATAAAGAACCGCATCTGAATGTCAAGAACTGTGAGTGTAACAAACTTTGGCATGAGTGGTACGAACAATTCAATAATAATGAGACGAGACATAAACCAGAGACAAAATTATTGAGAAGAAAGTGGTGTAAATGCGCCGATGAATTGAGTGCATTGATTCATCAGGCGTACCTGGATATGCCACACAAACCTCGTAAGATGTAGCACCCGAAAGGGTGCTTTTTTTGTGCCTAATTTTTTTTTATATAAAAAAGAACTCAAAAACGCGATAACAGCGTTTTGGGGTATGACTATATAAAAACTGTCACAAAGGCGGTTGCTTTGTTTCCCGCATGGTTTTATATTAAAACCATGAAAAACACACATCTCGAGCATCCCGAAGACTGTTTATTAACTTCTCGGGAAGATTTCATGGAAATGCTGCGGTTTCTCCGTTGCATTGATAATACTGTTTCTGTCAAATATGATGGAGCACCTGCTATTGTTTGGGGTATCAATCCCGAAAACAATCGATTCTTTGTAGGTACTAAGTCTGTCTTCAATAAAGTAAAGATCAAGATCAATTATACTCACGCTGATATTGAACGGAATCACGGTGACAAACCGAGAGTAGCATCTATCCTGCATATTTGCATGGATTCGCTTCCTCGTCTCAATGGTATATACCAAGGCGATTTTATTGGTTATGGTGGTGATGATGAATATACTCCTAATTGCATTACATACAAGTTTCCTGATATAATCTCTCCTGAATCTATCGTCTTCGCTGCTCATACTCATTACATTGGTAACACAATCAAGGATGCAGAGGTTCGCTTCGGTTTCCCCTGGGATGTGTCTCCTCCTGAAGTATATGCAAACCGACAGAAGGGTAAACCATTCGGTCAAGATAAGGTGCGGTTCCTTAACACAAACGTCACCATTTCTTCCCGTCATCGTAGAATCAACTACCTGATCAGTCTTGCAGGTGCTGCAGCAAACTTCGTCAAGTTTCCCGAAGGTAAGGAAGCAAAAGAACTGAAGGTTGCAGTCAATAAGTGCATACGAGAACAGAAAGATATTGCAGATGCAGGTATGACCAAGATGCAAACATATCTCTACAAACTTATCATGCACATCAAGGAATTGATCATGGATGGTATGATCGCAGATGAGAACGTTGTGTGTCAGTTTGAGGGTCAAGAATGTGATCATGAAGGTTATGTTCAGACGAACAGATATGGGACGTTCAAGTTAGTTGATCGTCGTGCATTTTCCTATCGAAACTTCACCACTGCCAAAAAATGGTTGGACAAGGGAGCAACAATAACATTTCCCATGGGGGACAGTTGATCAAAGTGTCCACCAGACGCGCCAGGCGCGCCTGTGGCATGTATATTAAGAGAGTCAAAGGGATTCATTCATGACTGTCACTTATCAACCCCGCAAGATCAACAACACAATGTACGATATGCCCACGGTTGGTGGTCTCGACCGTTGTGAAATCAACACCAAACTGCATTACCTGAATGTGGAAATGGACAAACTTAAGATGAAGCAAGCATCACTGATTGCCATGCGTGATCAACTCGATCGACATGCAGAAATGCAAGAACGAGCACAGAACGCTGACAATCTGTTCGATGAAATGTTCGGAGGTTGATGACAATGATCTTTAACGTCACTGAAATTGAGTTCGACTTCACTGATGATGAAGAGGGCGATGTTCCTCTTGATTGTCAACAACAAACGATCGAAGATTGTCTGGGTCCATGGGAAGCAGATGATGAAGATGATCTAGTTGAAGAGATCACATGTGCCGCAGGTTGGTGCATCAAATCCATCGATTATCACCGCATTTCAAAATGACTTACTTGCAACTGTTAGAGCAACTTCAACTTTGTTCTAAAGAGACGCTACAACAGGATGTCACAGTTTATGACATTTCCGAAGATGAATTTGTCCCCGTTTCAGAAACACATTACACCGATGAAAATTCGCAAGTTCTTGACCCCAAACACCTCTACATCGCTTTTTGATGAGATCGTAAGGTTAGATCGTTCCGTTGCTAAACTCGAAGCAAGTATGATCCGATTGGAGCAAACAATAGCAAAGTCGGTGGACAGTTCGCGTGCTGTCCACTCTGGTCGCCAATAGGCGTCAGGGTCTGTATATTAGAAGAGTCAAAGAGATTCACACCAAATGCAACTCACCGCAAAAAGTGGAAACATGGTTGTCGATTTCTATCCCGTCAAATTTCACACGGGTGAGATTCACAATCGTCTGATTCTCAAAGTTGTTACTTTCTTTGGTAAAACTCAGTCTAAGAGTTATATCAACAAGAAAGATTTCGATCGCGAGGTTCGCAGTCGCGTTGAGGGTTATGGTTATCAAGTCACTGATGATTCGATGATCCCTCAGTTCTACAATTCCGCAATGGGGATGGCGTGCTGATGTTGTATGTTCTCCCTGTTATTATCATCATCTACTCTCTTTTTTCATGACTCCGCTAACTCAAACTAAATCTGAATTTCTCGTCGATAGTCTCATTGAGGTTCTGAATGATCGTTGGAAGGTTGACAGCATTGAATCGGGTCATCATGTCTATCATCAACTTGAGGCAGAAGTTGGTCGGAAGTATATCAAAATTGTGCAATATCTGGTCGTAGGTGGTGTTCGTGAACGAGGCAATTCTGTCTGGATGTTTGTGAACAATAAGACTGGTGAATGTCTGAAACCTGCATCATGGAAGGCACCAGCAAAAGGTGTTCGGTTTATGATCGACTTCCTTGCAAATAACTGTCACGTTTGTGACCCTTACGGTTCCTTTCTTTACCTCTGATCATGATCACTAACAAGGCACAAATGCTCCGTGTGATGAAACAATGCGACGGAGCAGATACTCTCACTCGCGAACAAAAGTTTGAAGTTTTCTGTCGAGTATGCGATAATATGTTGAATGAAGGTAGAATCTCTAAAGTAAATCACACCCGTTGGACTAATGTTTTCTAAGCGACAAATCAGACGTGCTGCTAAGTATTCCTTGGCACTTGCACTCGTAATTCCTGCTATCTCAGCACTGTTTTATCTCATCTCGTTTGCTCCTGCACCAGTTGCAATGGGAGCACTGTTTGGATTATTCAGTTTCCCACTATTTCTCTACATCTGTAAAACTACATGAAGAGACTTTCTGACCCAATGTTGAAACTAACGCTCGCAAAATCGCAAGTGTCTAATGTTATTGAACTCATCAAAGATAATGAGTTTGAACAACATATGTCCACCAAACTTTGGTCAGTATATTATGAACTTGAACGACAACAGAAGAACCTAGCACATGCTAACAAGAGTAAACAGTCACCCTGACATAGTTGCTAGAATCATCGGAAGTATCATGGTGATTCTAGCATACTTCACCATTCTCCATATAAATGTTACTATCGGGGTTACAATTAACCTCATTGCTGATCTAATCTCCATCCCATACTTTGTAAGAACAAAGTCATTTGATGTCGTGGTTATGTTAGCATTTCTAATTTCAATTAGTGTTTCAAAGTTAATCTCATGACCGAACAGGAAAAAGATCAAATTGCTGTATGTAAAGAACAGGGATTGCCTGATAATGCAACATTGATCGATGATGTTTTCTATGTCTGGAAAACTCGTTTCGGTTTGTTCTCTACAATGACAAAACAGGGCAGAAAAATGTTGACGGGTCACACAATGGATGGTGTGATCGAAATGACAAGATGGCATCTTAAATGTGAACAAGATGGCACACTTGAGCAATACACTCGCGTGGTAAATAGTGGTGTCGTGGGAGGCAAATTGTGAGTGGAGTACAGTATAAGAAACACCGAGTATTTCGAGAGACGCCATCAGTTATCTTCTATGATATTTCAGTAGAAGAATCAAACGCATCGGACCTGGTTGTGCATGAAGGTCCAGCAACTTCCCCACCTGATGATATTATTGGTGCAAAACAATTCTACATTCATAGACATCAGGTTGATCACAATCGTGTGCTGAGTGGAGAGCGAACGTTTGAACTTATCAATCCTGAGTGGAAGTTTCCTTACCACATTGTGAGGTTGAATAGACGCTCTGGAGCACTGGTAGTTCCCATCGGAACGTATCATCGATCGACCTCAGGTAGCGATGGTAGTATTGTCATCAATCAAGCAATCCGTGATGATGAGTTTAATCCAGACACAGAGTTTATGCCTGTGAGTGCTGGTCAAGATGCGGAACTTTATCGCATTTTAGCACATGAGAAACCAGTTATTCATGACTTAGGTGAATAGAATTGTCAAGCAAAAAAACCAGTTTGTAGAGTGTCACAATAGGGGTTGAGATTCCCTGGAATCTGTGCAATGATACCATCATGAACAAAACAAACAATCCTTACATCAACAACCTTCTCGAAATGGGTTATGATGAACAAGACGTTAAAGTTGCGTCTACAATGTTTCAAAAGAAAACTTTCCCTTGTGTCATTCATGGTCGCAAATTTGAGACTGAAGAACAATACTATGCAGAACTGCATGAGTATATGAACGGTCTCTGATTTCCTTTCTTCATTAACAACAACCTCTGAAACTATCATGAGCACTGCTACCTTTGCTGTCCAACCTTCGTCCTGGGTTAAGTTCGATGAACGTGGTTGCGATTGGGCGACTGATATAAACAATGCGTACAACATTGCTCGCATTTGGAAACAACAACATGGGGAAGATTGCACCATCTGGCGTGTGCCTTTCGGTGGACAACCTATGGCATGGGTGAGCAGCAAAAACTTTCCGATGGACAGTTGACTAACCTGCACACGGTTTGGTTTTGGACCTCAAAACCGTGTATTGTATAAGAGTCAAAGGAACACACCTCAAACATGACTTTTGAAACTGCACTCCTCTCCTCGGGTTATGTTTATGATGCACAACCTGGAGTGTATATGAAAGAAGAAGAAAACGGAGTTCTTCACACTTACATGCAAATCGATGGTGATGTTTGGAACTACGAAAAGTACGATGCAGATGATAACGTTCTGATGACCAAAGAGTTCACTCTCTGATCTTACTTTCCCCTCAAACATTTTTCTCTTTTTATCATGACTTCACAAGAAATGTCCGCAACAATCTATCGTGGTTTGTTCACTGATGGAGAA